CTCTTCAGAATCTTCTCTACCCGGCATAAATCCATGTGATGTAACCAAGATACGTCCATCTTCATATCCTAAACCATTGATGTGGTTTTTCATGATAGAGATTTTTGTTCTTGTTGCAATTTTGACTTTTCTCTTATCTTTTGTGATTGAAATTTTAGTTGTACCCGCACCTTTTTGATTACCAAATAAGAATACAATACTTGAATTCAACCAAATCGCCTCACCACCTTTTGCTTTAATCTTTGGTTGTCCAAAAGGATTATCGGGTAATTCTACCCATGGTTGGTTAACAATAATTAAAGTGTTTGTGTGAGGTTTATCAGTTCTTCTTGAACCCGAAATACGTTGGTTGATACCCATGCCAATTTTGTCAGCCAAAACCGACGCGTTGTGTTGTTTACCACCTTTACCATCGTAAGTCATTTTACATGGAACTGAACCTACTGAATCCCATAGGATTAATAAATCGTGAGGTAAATCTCCTTTCTCTTGCGCGTCAAGTAGTTCATTGATGTAATCTGTGATTTGTTCAATGTATTCGAAATCACTATTGAAAAGATAATCTCCGTTTCTATCAAAACCCATTAATTCAGCGTGATCCCAACTCCATTTTTGTTCTGTAATAATGAATACAGGAATGATACCCTTTTTTTGTGCATCTACCGCTGACTTCACAAGTGCTGTAGTTTTTCCTGTATCGCTATGTCCTAACAACATATTGATGTGACCCATTGCTGGGCCCGGAATTCCACAAGCATCTAAGAAGGCGTCCCCCAAATCGAAAAAACGATCTGGTTTATATTCAGCCTCTTTCGAGAACTTCTTCTTAATAGAAGAAAAATCTGTTTTTTTAATACCTGCCATGTTTTTGTTTTTAAAAATGGGGTGGATATTTCACCACCCCGTGAATTAATTAGAACGGTAAATCTGAATCCGTGTCATCTTCTTCTTGTGGGTCAACCACAGGAGTTGAAGTTTTAACAGGTGCACCAATTGTTTCTTCTGAAACTGAAGACGATACCCATTTGTTGCTTTCAGTACTCCATTTTGGAGTTTCTCCTTTTGCAACTAACTCAAGATAGTCTTCTCCTTTTTTAGAATAAACATCTGACCAAGTCAGGTCATCTTCAACCCAACCTTTTGATGTTGTTGAATCTGTGTGTAACGGACCCGCATCTTCAGGAATAACTGAATTGATTGTTGTGTATTCTTTACCTGTACCCGCCTTAGTTAAGGTCAAAGATAAGATAAGGTCACGACCATTTTCAGGATTGGTAATGTCACCTTTATTACGGAAAATAGGGAAGATTTTATCCAATACACCGTCTCCTTTGGCGTTGTGTTTAAATCTCCAAAACTTTGGTCCGTCTTGTTCGTGGTCACGGTCAATTACCTTTACAATGTAAAACTTACGAGAACGATAGTTACGGGCAAGTTCTTTGTCTTCCGCCGAACCTGTCATCATTAAACCTTCGTACACTTCATGAAGAGGAGAACGCTTTCCCTCTTGTTTTGGGTCATATAATTTAACCCACTTTCCATCTACTTGAATTTCATGGAAATACACTTCAACAAAAGGTGATGAACCATCTTTTGTTGGGAGAATCCTGATTCTTCTTTCTTCTCCTTTTGAACCCTTAGGTAGTACTGTTGTAAAGTACTTTTTCATTCTATCCTCTTGGGATACTTTGTTGTTGTTGCCACTTGTGGCTTGTTTGTTCTTCTCGTACTGAGCCAGAACCGCGTCGAATGTAGACATAAAATTTAGTTTAAGTTAAAAATGTTTATAGTAAAGTATAAATAAAAAAACCCGAATTATGAAATCCGGGTTAAAGTTTTTTAAATTATTTTTGAGTATTACAATAATTTACCCATCATATCTTTAATACGTATGATTTGTTCTGATAACATAGATTCTTCGTTAATTGATTTTTCGTCAATATAAGTCCTATTGGTAAAACCCGATAATGGATTATAGTTATTGTGAGAATCAAACCATTTTTTAAAATTATCAAATCCTACACGAAAACTATATGGCATAATGTCTATTGATCCAGCCTTATCATAATCTACCATACCAGTTTTTAAGTTGAATATAATCACACTTTTCGTTTTGTTATTAGTTATGGTAGTACCTATACTACTTTGTTTAACGGTAACCGCATTTTGTCCTCCCCAAGCGGAAATTACATAATTTACTATTTGTGGGTCAACTTTTTGTGTTGAATTTGTTCCTGCCGCCAATCCTTGTTCATTTACAGGTTTTGCAGGTGCAGCAGTTGCTGCGGGTGCTGCGGTTGCTGCAGGTGCTTTAGATTGTTGTGCTGGTTGTTGTTGTGCTGGGTTAGCTGGACGTGGTGGTTCAACTGTGTCATTCTTTCCAACCATTGTGAGACCTCCTCTGTATGGTCCTTTACAAAAGAAAACGCCATACTCTTTAGTTGCGTAGTTGTATGTTGAACCAACCATTTTAACTTTAGGATATGCTGTTTTTACCTTGTTTACCAATTCTTCATTCGGTTTGTATTTTCCAGTAAAATTGGGATTAAATAAAATAGTTTTGGTTTGTGTATGTTCAAATGCGCTTCCTCCATCTGTTTGAACTTTTTTTAGTCCGTCAACGCCGTCCACAATACAACCCATTTCTTGCCACCACATAGGACCCATATGATGAGTACCAATTGGGCTACTTTGTTCATTCATATTTTTTTTCATTTTATATGTTTTTTTATTTGTTTTTATTCTAAAGTTAATAAATATTTTAATTTTTGGATTTTTCCTAATATTTCATCTCTTATGTTTAAAAGATTCGTGTCTTTAGGGTCTAATTGTTCGGTTAATTGAATTAATGCCTCACAAATGGTGTTAGCCATTTCAATGGGTTTTAAATCGGATAGGTTCGCTAATTGTATTGTATTTGTTTCATCATCCAAAACAAAACGACCGTATTGACCCATAGCCTCTTCTACAAAGTCATCCATAAGTCCTTCTAAATCTTCTCTTATTGTGGCAAATGCGTTATGTCTAGCGTAACCTTTAGTTTGCCAATGAAATATTTTTAATTGTGCCTGTAATCCTAAAAATAGGTTAACATTAGAATTTAAATTCATCTTCCTCTTCTTGTGGGTTAAAGCTCGTTCTTATTTGTTCTGGCGAATAGTTATCTATTTCGTCTTTTGTTAAAACATATTCGTTTTTACCACTCGCTCTCATTTCACCTTGTTTATGCGCAAAAAATTCCTGTGGCTTTTCGTTAAATGGATATGAATCTAAAGAACGCATTTCAAGTTTTTCAACTTCGGTTTTAGGTTTATTAGCTTCAACAGTTGCACCCAATTGGTCAATTTTAGCCATAACCGCATCCATTTGTGATAATTTACTTTCTAAATCGTTTAATTTAGTAAATACGTCATCCATTTTATTTACAATTTCGGAATGTGTACCGGTATTGTCTTCTTGGTCTTTTTTAACACTTTTAACCATGTTAACCAAATCTGTAATATCGACTTCTTCAGTTGAGTCCATTTCAGGAGTTGGTGGTGCGTCTAATGCCGGCGCCGCAGCATCCGGTGCAGGAAGTCCAGCCGCAGGGTCTGCCGGTGCTCCTAATGCAGGGTCAGCAGGTAAGTCTGGCGGTAAATCACCAGCAGGTGCTTCTTGCTCCATAATCATCTTTTCACCATATCTATTGATAGCGCGATAACGATTTAATTCTTCTTGTAGTTTCTTTTCTAACATAGTATTAATCTTGTAATAATTGTCTACCGTCGTTGGTAATATATTTTTTATTTATTCTTTCAACTATACCGTCTTTTTCTCTGATAGTATAACACTCTCCTGTTAACATATCACATTCCTCTCTTTCCATACCATCATTAGAAACATTTCTAACTTGTTTTGGATTTAAGAATTGATCCATGGTGTTATTTAATTTCAAATCTTTCATAATATTTTTATTATAAGTATAAATATCTTAATATTCTTATTATTCTCTAACAATTTCAAAATAAACAACATCTCCATCTTGAATTCCTAAAGCTTTCATTAATGCCTTAGACATTCCTATACCACTTTTAACTCCGTTTGGTCCGTTATTTATTGGCCCCTTTATGTTTGATGCAGTTATCGCTGTTGTTCCAAGTGGTTCAATTACTATTGGTGCATTATTTAAATTATTTGGATTATAGAATTTGGTTTTACCTTGTATAATTAAATTAGGTTTTGCGACGTTATAATCAAATCTTAAGGAATAAAAATAGTTGTTCGAATCTTTAATTGTATCCCAAGTCATAGGATTTGGTGTCACCGTATTAGTACTTTGTCTTGTAATAATACTCATAGATGTGGTACCTTCTATTGGATAATTTTGTGCACCCATACAGATTACTTGAGCTCTTAGGTACTCTTTTCCGTTATTTTTAACTTTCTGTATATATTTTTCACCATTCCATCCGTTATACGGCACACCATATTGAGTTACTCCTTGTTCATTTAAGATTGTTTCTCCGGGTATGGTTTTTCCTCCTAAATCACTGGTAAATGTTATTCCATCGTTTGTTGTGAATGTTTGTTCTTTATTGTTTGTGCTTGTTGTTGTACTATTTTGTTCTTCTTTAACTTTTGCAACTGCAGTTCTTGTAACTTTATCAAAGAGAACTCTATAACTAGCTAAAAACGAATCTTTTGGGTCGGGTAAGGACGCCAATGGTATTCTTGTTCCTTTAAAATTTGTTACGATATTATTGTTTTTAATATTGTGTGTCACATCTGTTATCCAATATGACCCTCTAAAAAGAGGTACATTTTTTAAATAAAAATACATTGTAGGTTGAATCATAACATTACCCATACATGTTACATCACAAGTATAGGATGCTTGTCTATAAATGTCAAATAATCCAATGTCAATTTGATTCGCACCCGCACCACTTTCGGAACGACCTAAATTCTCAATAACATTAAAAGATTCTGTAGTATTTCTTATAGACGTTTGGTCAAGTTGTACGCTCTTAAAGATACCTTGATTTTGGTCACCGATACTTACCTCAAATGCAACTACTCTGTTTGATTTTAATAATTCAGTATCACTGAATACATTTGGTGTGGTAATGACTAATGGACTTCCTATACCGTTAAATAAATTACCACTGTCATTTTTAAAGTTGTATTTCTTACTGATGTCCGATAATTCTAAATGCTTTGATGTTGGTCCTACGTATTGTATGATAATCTTAGGTGTGGATTCTTGGTAATCAACGTCTAAAAAAGTACCAAACATATTTCTAGCGATTTTCTTTGAAGGTTGTTGTCTTGTTTTCAAAGAATTGTTATTACCATAAAAATTAATATATGATGGTAAAGCTCTCATGTCAAATCCCGTATCTTGGATTAACATCGATATTACACTATATAAATTTGCTTTGTCGTTTCTTGGGTCTTCTAATGTTAATAGTTTTTCCAATGAAAGATAAGCAATGTCGCCAATGTCTTTATTTGCCTTGTCTAAAAATAAAAATTCTTCTAACAAAGTTCTTTGTCCAATTGAATTTCCCGCAACCCACTTATCATTAAATGATTTGAAGAAGTTATATAATTCAAGTTTTAATAATGTGTCGTTGTAACCATTAAAAATGGTCATTTCGTTTGAACCTTCCTTAAGTTTTAAACCTGAAAATCTTGGTAATAACTGTGTTAGATATGTGGTTGTTCTACCTGATATTCCACTTAAAGCATTTGTAATAAGGTATTGTTGGAATTCTTGTTTTGTTGTGAATTTTGTATCTTTATACCCTCCAGCAAATATGTGAATTAACGGTCTAAATTGTAATATGTTTTCCTCACTTAATTCAACATCGTTAACTTCAAAAAATTTCAAGTAATTTCCATCAACGTCCTCACCAACATATAATTCAATCATATTTTTTGTTCCACCCACACCTGTTGTATATTGTGAAACATCATAATTTTGTCCATAATCAAATCTGTTAACATTATCAATTTTAGCAAATCCATACCAAATATTTGGTACAATTTCTTTTGGATTAGCCATTGTAAGTTTGATTAAGTTATCTTGACTTAAAATTTCTCCAGTAACAGTTTCTAATTTTTTTAATTGTTTTGTTTTTAGTGTGTCAATTAATGCGTTTTTATCTGTAACGTCACTACTTGATACCTTATCTATAGTTGATAGTGCTTGTAATAGTTCTTGGAATCTTTGGTATTTTACCGTGTACTTGTTAACAACCTTTGTTTCGTTATTAACAACGCCAGTAACCTCCAAATCGTTAAATCTTTTATATGGAATTTCTTCCTCAATTCTTTCCGATGCAAAATCTAAGAAACATTCCTCAAACGAATCTAAAATTTGTGGACTAAATGTACCGATTAAGTCTGTAAGTTTTCTTTTTGATGAAATTTCTAAAGAATATTGATTGTCTTTATCCTTTAATGTACCACTAAAAAACTCTGCAGATATGTCAATTATATCATAAAATGTTCTTCCACTATCATAGGTTCTATTGTATTCATTATAGTTAAAGAATGTTTTACCACTAAAATTAGTATTAATAGTTTCTTTATCATAACACCACAATAATTTAAGATTTTTTTGTTCATCTTCATAACGAGAATTCAATCCCGCGATTTTTGTGGTATCCGTTAAACCAGCAGAAGGTAGTAATGTGTACCAATTTTTTTGACTTGTTGTTTTTGAATTATCAACAAATGATGTCCAATATCTACCATTATTACCAACTATTTGTTCAATCGTGTTTATAACACCATTTGATGCCTGTGTATTATAATCTGTGACTCCTGATGCTACATTATAGTGTGTATATCCATTTACAACTTGGTGATAAATGGATTCGTAGAAAGGATGAATACCAATTACTTTATCAGTTGTATAATTCATTGTTGTGGAACCCACGTTGTAAGTTAATCCACTATTATTGTCAAAAAATGTACTTCCACTTATCGGTGTTGTAACTCCTGATAATATATCAATTCCTTCGTTTAGATACTTCTTATATCTATGATACAATGAACCCCATTTTAAAATCAAATGATATGGAACATAATGAGACGCCGCAACTTCTTTAAAAACGGTACTTAACCTTGTTTTACTTGATCCGTAAACAAATTCATCTTCCAAATCTAAGAACGGTAATGAGTTTAACAAAAGATACGCCGAACTAGCGTATTTCCCGTAATTTAAACCATTACTAAAATCGTTAAATAATTGTCTGTGAAAATATGGTGTATTTAAAATTGATGACCCACTTTGGTCATTAATCTTTATTTTTTCTTCAAACAAGTTTTTATTTTTATTTGGTTTTACCCATAACGTTGCCAGTTGTGGACCCGAAACTAAACCCTCTTTTGTGTTTACAGAAAATAGTGATTTTAAGTTTAAATCATTTCCATCTAATTTAGTTTTATCTAAATAATCCAAATAATGTTGAGAATTAAACGGATACACGTGATATCTATAATTTCCATCTTTATATGAATATGATTTTAAATTATTATCTAAATTAACAAACGCGGAATTATTTTCGTTATTTTTAATTCCAGAATAAATTGATTCAATACTGAAAGGTTTATTTTCAATATTTTTTATGTATTCTGTAGTTGGTAACTTATCTTGGAAATATGGATATCTTTCAAATGGTGAAAAACTCAACATATATGATTCTAAAGTACTGATATCTGTTACCTGTTTTAATATACTAATAATGTCATAATCTTCTTCAAAAACAGTTTGGATGTTTTTAAATTCATTTTCCGCTAATTCTTGAATTGTTTGACTATTAAAATCCTCACTTAATATCGCATATCTACATCTTTCAAATATTTCATAAAGAACTGAACTTATTGATTTGTTAGTGTATGGGCTATTTGATTGTAATTGGAATGATGTGCTAATCTTATTAAGATTGTCAAATCTAGCATCTGAATCAAAGACATATTCTATTTTACTTGAACTACCTTCGTCTTTAGTTAATGTATCAGTTCTATTTGTACCGACCGCTTTGTAATTTTCTAAAAAGTCAATTTCAGGCCATATATATTTGTTATATGTCTGTAATTTCATTTGTAAATCTGGGTCTCCAGGATATGCAATAACCTTTTGTTTATTTGCCGTTTGTTTTTTTACTTCAGGCCAAGGATATACTGATTCATTGTTTTTACTTTCATCACTATATCCTGATAATAATTTACTTCTTTCTAACCCTACTTGAAATGATTTATAATGTACCTCTTTTAGCAATCTAACATACACTTCAGCGTTTGCTAAAAGAACCGCAAATATATTTCTAATGGTTGGGTCGAATCCAATACCTTTATCTTTACTTTTTAGTATTTGATTCATTTTCTTCTCAACTAAGTCTTGTATTTTGTTCCTTTGTTTTACAAATTTTTCTTGAATATCAAATATATCTCTTAGCAAACCCTGTATCGCAACAAAATATTCGTTACCATAATTTGGGTTTTCAACCACATATGATTTTATGGGTTTAATTGTGTTTGTAAAATTAATAGTTTCTTTTTTGAAGTCGGTTGCCGCCTTTTGAACAAAATCTTGAGCAAAAACTTTAGTACTCAATATTTTTTTAACATTATTTGTTACTATTGATTCTAATGTATTGCTGACATCTGCACCATATAAATTTTCAGTTGACAATCTGTTAGTCGCCAATCTATTGTATACAACTCCATTAATTGTATCTACTTCCGCTCCTAAAAATCTTTTTGACCAAACTTTTACCGCGGTTTCAAGATTAACAATTGCAGCTTCATATTCAGCAATACCCGCAAAAAGTTTCATATCAATCAGACCACCGAATATTTCTTTCTCTAATATTTTATCTAAACTTCTTGCAACAACAATAACTTCTCTTAACGTTCTTGTTGGGAAATTTTGATCAATAAGTCCTTTCTGTTTATATTCATCATAAACAGATTTCAACATTATATAACCTTTAGATGATTTTTTAATCTTTTTTTGTTGTACACCTTTTGATTCGATAAATTTTGCGGGTTCATCGGACTCAACCATATACATGTATGGTGCATTTAAAATACCATTTAATGGAATGTCACTTAAATAAGCATATGTTGAACCTACAAAAGTTGTTGTTATTTCAAAGTTACCATTACTATCATTGTATTTTGACGTAAACTTTGTCATATGTAAGCGATATCTAATCGCCTTACCATAATATCCTTTAACCGTTAAATAAAATATTGGCCAAGGTAAATGAAAAAATGCACCATATGGTGAATTTTTTGGAGACTCAAATAAGGTTTTCCCTCTTACGTCTATGAAATTTATTGTTATTTGTGGAATAAAATTCCCTCCTTTAATATTAATGTTAATACTATCAATACCAAAAGATTGTGAAGATGTGTCTCCTAAATCAGATTCTCCTGTTTTTTGATTAACATATACCTCAGTCCACGATGTGTCAAAATCTTTACCGTTTGAACCTTTGTTTTGTAATATATTTAATGTTCCTTTTGCTATTTGGGTAAGTGACGTAACTTGTCCTGCATCTGCAGATAGGATACTTCGTGGTACCAAATCGGCTTCAAGGTTGACATACATAACAAGATTCTCTTGTTTAATACCTCTTTCCTCTACTTTGTCACCATTTAAAACACTGTTTGGGTCTATAAAAATAAGGTTGTTAATATCAACCTTAACTAATATATCTTCACCCGAATTTATTTTATTATTCCCCATAATATAACTTATACAATTCTACTGCACTTTTATAATCTTGTAACGAAACCACCAACGGGAACGGAATTCTAATATAAAAATTATTAGGTATTTCAAATTCAGTGTTACCGGCTAATGGATTTGCTAGCATAATTAACCAACCATACAATGGTGAATTGTAGTATTCTTGTGATAATTTATCAAGTCTATCCTTACCTTTTTTAAATTGTAGATATTTGTCAGTTGTTTTTATTGGTAATTCGATACCCGGTACAACTTTAAAATTACCATCTATAATAAAATCTTGGTACCTGTCATAATACTCTCTACTCATGGTTTATAATAATTTAAAGTTGTCCCAATCAAATTCACTTTACCGTTATTTTTTATGTTCATTAATTTAGTTTTAACAGTATCGTCAGTTATATAATCAACACTTGATATGGTATAATTTATTCCTTTATCATTTTTTAGAGCTGGTGGCTTACTTAATTTAAATTTCTTTTCTGATGGTGTTTCTATAAAGTCATTTAAAATGTCATACGCTTTCTGTGCTGTAGTTTCATTAATGGTTGACGCATACATATCAGTAATTGTGGTTATACGTCCTTGTAATAATACACTTAAAAAGTCAGATACTAAATTGTTAGTCAATGTAAGTGAATTAAAATTCACAGAGGTATCTAAACTTTCAGTTAATTTTGTATGATTGTTTTGTATATAAGTAACAACTGATGAATATGTTCCATAAAAATCTGAACTTGTTAAACCTGATAATGTTGCTAAATTAAAAGTTGTACCCGAAATCATTCCATCCCCTTGATTTTCAACAATGAAATTAACTTTATCAAAAGTGGTAATTAATTTATTTCTTGATGATTCTAACTCAATTAAAGCCGAATTTTCAGTAAATCCATCAATTGTCTCATTTAATATGTCTTTTAATGTTACTCTTAGACTAATATTGGAATTTTCAACCTCCTCAGGTAACATCGCGTCATTTAACTTTAATAATGTTGTCATGTCATTAGAATCTATAAATGATGACATTTGAGTTTTTAATGTTCTTGCGTAATATGATAAGTCTGTACTTACCGGATATACACCTAACAATTCGATTGTTTGTGTACTTGTATTACCACTAACCGTATTAATCGTTAATCCTGTTGTTGTTCTGTATGTTGGTAACAAAAACACACTTCCAATTTTTGTTCCATATTTTTTTACGATATCATTGTATGCTAATTGGAATTTTGTAAGGTATTCTTCACTATTTTTATAAACAGAATCTATCAAATTAAGATATGCAATATCCCCCAATCCACTAGCACTTTTTGTGAATTCACCGATATAATCACCTTGAGAAACTGTTGGTTTATTTTCATTATCAGAATTTAATATGTATTCAGGTTTCTTTTGTAAATCTTCCAAAAATTCCTTAGTGAAGTCATCATATGTTTTACCACTTATTGATGTTGCGGTTGATTGTGCTCTTTCATCGTATATTTCTGTATTTGCATAGAAATTTGATGATAGTGCGTTTTGTAATCTTTCTACCGGTCTTTCCAATCCTTGGCCACCAATAAATGAAATTTGTAATTGTACGTTTGCTAACATTGGTTGTACACCGATACCTTCCGGGTTTAAATCCCATGTTGAGTCTTCGAATGTTATATTAACATCACGAATGATAATTTTTGAATGATAGAAATCACCGACTCTTAAAACACAAATAGGTGGTGGACCAAATGACGTGTTTCTTGCGTTTAAATCATTTTCATCTGAAACTCCTTTTATTGGTATGGTATTGCCAGGTCTAACACATTGTTGTAAGAATGTTAATCTAGCATTTAATCCTTCAGGTGTTGTGGAGTGAAATGCTGGATGAAAATATTTTAACTTTTCTTTTAATGAAGAAAATACTAAAGGTGAATCATCTTCCAATTTTTTAAAATAGTAACATTCTGATAGAGTTTTCATAATGATTCTCTTCATTGTGTCAATTGTTGGTTTTGGTCTTATAACTCGTATTGGGTCTCCATCAGGAACTGTTGTAATTTTTGGTATTTTAATTGTTTGTTGTTCTCCCGGTTGTGTTGGTACAGTACTAACTTTAAATTTAACACCAACCTGTCTACAATAAAACGCATTTGGAGCATAAATTTTGAGTCCAAATGTTGTGTTAATTACTGTTTTACAATCTAAATTACCATTAGGGTCAACACCTTTTAAATTACTAATATTCTCTCCTTGACTTTTTACATTTAGTATTAATGTTCCTTTGTTATTTTCATATCCCAAATCTTTAAATGGTATTGTGAATTTATATCCCCATCCACCGTCTTTTTTTCCTGATATTTCACTTTTCGATGGCCATCCTTTATCAATGCTAAAATTGGTACCGTCTTTTTCAATTTTTGATAATATATCACTAACAATTGAGTATGTTCTTCTAACACCCAATTCTAAATTGTAATCGTCATTTGCAACTTCGGAAGCTGTTCCCAAAATTGTAAATTCCGCATTTGCAATTGTTCCTCCACTTATTCCTGTTTTTAATTTTGTAAGATTTGTATTGTATTTATTAAAATTTTCAGTAAGTTTAGTGAAACCATTGGTTATTCTTTCGACTTGTTTGTTTACGGTTGTTCCGCTATTTGAAGCATTTATTGTATTTCTTTCAACACCAAATATTGTTTTAACGTCTTTAGTATAATTTGTATTTCCACTATATGCTGGGTCTAATAGTTGCACTAACTTATTATAAGTGTTCGCACTATAAGTCGTCATCGTAATATAATCATTATATATTGTTGTGTACTTGCTTGCTGTTTTTACATCTCCTGTTGGGATATCGTTGTAGAAAAAGAAAGAAACGTCAAATGGTTCTGGTGTATTATCATCTCCTGTTGGTTTTTCTCCTGTATTTGGTTTTGTTTGTTCTACTTCATCAAATTGATATTTGTATTTTTGAATGGTTGTAATATCCTTACTATCATTAAAGTAATCTTGTATTCTTCGAATATCGTCACTATCTAAATTTGTATATTTTTTTACTAAATCATAAAAATCTATATCCTGACATCCCGCAAAAAACGCATTAATATAGTTGTCAGCTTCTTCATCTGACATACCCTTAAAATGTTCTCTTACTAATAAGTTTAAAACACTTGGGTGATCGACAACTACTTTAAATCCTAGTTGTCCCGTTCTTTCCGTATTTTGATATGTGTATATTGGTTCGGGTCTACCTAAAAAACTATTAGATTCCCATCTAGCTTGATTTTGTTCACTTACCTTTAAGTCGTATGGAGGAAACCACATTACTCTACCACCATTAGGTCCTCTCTCACATGCAGGTAAATCTTGTACAGTAAATCCGGGTATTGTTGAACTTTTCCATGCTAAGTTCTCAATAGATAACATATATTTTTTAGCAACAAAACTATTACCGCTTTGGAAAATATTTGTTGACCCGTCAAATGATTTTCTACCGTTAGACATTGGTGCAATATTCAAATTCCAAACTCTACTACCCCCACCCATTACACTACCATCAAACTTTCTTATCATGTTTGTTCTCTTCATGGTATCAGAATAATTCATGTATGAACGGTCTTTTGTCCATACTCTACAATATTCAACACCACTCTCGGTTCCTGTAAACTTGTCTGTATATTTTACCGCGGAACCTCTTGATATCATTGTATCTCCATCCTTGAAAACTCTACTTGTTTGGTCAATAACGTTTGCAACATGTGAACGCATTTCAGAACCATTTCCAGGCATTGTGTTCAATAATTGTTGTGTTTTACCTAAAATAGAATCTTCTCTAAATGTAAATCTTGTTGATAGGGTTTCTTCAAAAATTGTTTGTTCTTTTGAAGAATATTCCGCATTTCCTTCCCCTAATTTATTTCTTGAATTTGAGCTGTACCATGTTAAATTACCACCTATAGAACCTCCTTCGCTAACATTTTTACTTCTATGAAAAAGTTTTGCGGCAGTCTCGTCAAACATTAATGAGAGATAATAACTACTTCTTACTTGATTGTCATTAAAATCTCCCATTGCAAATTTTACATCATTTGCTCTATCGTCACCAATATATGCAATACCTCTTGGGGCTTCCGTACCTAATAAAGACCTTACACCTTGTCCTATTTTATCAACAAATGAAAATATTTTTGATGATTGTTGGGACCTTGCACTTGTTGTATAATTTGGTGCATATTTGTTAAATGTTAACGTGTCAAATAATCTATTTTTTTGACCGGCACCCATATACTCAATTAATAAATCCGACGGTTTTCTTGATAATTTTGGTCTTCTTTGTATACCAATTAATGACCCTAACACTCCTGTAGCATCTTGCCAAATTTTACCAAGTTCGGTGTTAGGTTCGGGTCTATAATTAACGGGGTTTGCTGGATTACTCAAATAGTCGCCAGGTATCTCACTAAATGGTAATTGTGTACCAGATACTGTTTGTAAGAAATCAATACCTTTACCAAGAAGAGTACTCGCTACGGTTATTTTGTTATTTGATTCAATTAATGGTTCACGTCCCGTAACAATATTCAATGCAGTTGCGGTGTTACCATTTAAAGCGTCTAATATTCTAACCCTACCATTTATTGATCTATCTAAATTTGACGCAATTCTTGATTGAACTGGTCCATTTCTATCTTTTGAAATGTAATTTGATGCAAACTTAAATAGTTCAGACTCGGTATTATATGTATCGTTTGAAATGATACTAATTAGATTATGGTTTTCCGCAGTAAAATATGGATATAAATTTAAATTAGCTCTTCTTGGTAGATTAACTAAATTTTCTTTTATAAAATATTCGTTTGGTTTAAATATATTACTTGTTTTCGCGGCAGTTAAATCTCTTGTTCTATTTGTATCAACCGCACCTGGATTTACATTAGATAAGTCACTAAGATTTTTTAGCACATAATTTGAACTAGTAAAAGATCGAGGACCGTTTGGGGGTTGTAAGGTCTTCCCCAAAATAAAGTCTCTAAATGTTTTGGTTGAATTAAAATCTAAATAACTTGGCATCAGTTCTTTTTATATTATAAATAGATTTGTTTATTTTTTAACCGCCACATCTGGTGTGGTATATTCATTTTTATCCGAAGTATAAAAATCACTAAATACACTTGGGTCTTTAATTACTTCTCTTCTCCATCCGTCCATCAATGTTGCACCTCCTTTTACATCATGGGTTACATTAACATTTACGTTTTTGTTTGATTGAGAAGTCGCAGCCTCCATTTGTTTTTTCGCTTCTTCTGCCGCAATTTGTTTTGCCTTATCTTCAGTTAATGTAGCTGTTGGTGATTCTACTTTCCCTCTTTGACTAAAGTCGGGAACACCGCTTACAATGTCTTTTATCGCTCCGTTAACACCATCAGCAACTTTTGGTGCTAATTCTTTTGTTGCTTCCGAATAGGATTTTAAATTAATTCCCATTTTATCGGCCAATTCTTTAACCGCTCTTGTTCCGGTTAATGCAACTGATTTTACTAAAAAAGCAACGTCTCTTCTAATGTTTTCAATATCGGATGCCTGATTTCTAACAATTTGATTTGATGATAATTCCTTAAACTCGTCTCTATATTGTAATAATGTTTGTGCTTGTGAGTCTGTTAGATTATCAACAGAAACCTCTTGTAATCCATTAAACGCCTCTTGTAATTTTTTGGAACCTGAAATATCGATGGACATTTTACCATCTTTCATTTGTGATAAGTTTGTAAGGAATTCTTTGTCCTCGTCTTGAATACCAAGACCACTTAACATTTCTTTGGCGGTTAATCTTTCTTGAGTTGCAATAGCCGTTTTTGATAGTTCTTTATAGTCCATACCTAATGCCGCGGCCATTTCTCTAACTTTTCTCAAGTTAACACCTGTAACTTCAAATCTACCTTGTTCTTGATTGTATGTTGAAAGTGAACTAGCGGCATTAATAATTGCATCCTGTAAACCCTCAACATTGTTAGTTGCCATATACATTAACTTAAGAGGGTCATTGAAATCTCCAATTGCACCACCTAATACTTGTAAATTAGCCGCAACATCTAACGCTTTTTCGGGTGTGAATACCGCTTCCGCAACTTGAGCAACTGATTCCATACTAAGTTTGAATTCGATTGATTTTTGAACCATTCTCGCCAAACCATCAATACCCTTTTGGAAACCGTATTGATTTAATAAACCTATATTTGTTTTTAAACCTTCCGCAACTTTTTGTGAATTTAATCCTAATTGTAGTGAACTTTTTCCCGCTCTTTCAACTGAATCGATAGTACCCTTAGTACCAATACCAACTTTTTCAAATTCAGATACCATATCAACCAATTTTCCCATGTTGCCAACAAAAGCCTGACCCACTTCACCCGCTCTTTCAAATGTTTCTTGGTTTACAATATTAAATCTTCCTGAATTTTGTATTAAAGATTTTGCGCTTTCGGCTAAAGTTTCATACGATATACCTAATTGAGCTAATTTGGGACCAGCCGCTTCAACCTCAGTTCTATAATCTCTTGATAATTGACCTGTTAAACCTGTACTTTTGTTTATATCCTCTAATAATCTTTTCTGATTTTGGTATTCAGTTGTTATTTGATTATAACCAGCGACTAATATATTTTTAGCCATTTCATCAGGACTCAAAAATTGACCGTCTTTTTGAATCATATTCATTGCGTTAGTTGAATTAACGCTTTCGGTAATTTCTTTGTAGTATCCGCCCGATTCTTGTGATTTTAATGCACTTAAAACACCTTCTATAAGTGTTTGACTATTTCCTGGCGGGGGTGGTTGACCTCCTCCTCCTGACGTTCTTGTTTTTCTTTCCCAAGCTCTCAATGCGGCAACCGCGTCAGGTGTTTCATTACTATCTTTACCTGAGCGTTCCACCTTGCTTGTATATGTTGCAAAGTCTGCAGATTCATCTGCGATTCTTGAATAATTTATAGCCATAT